ACAACGGCCGCGACCACTTATATCTATACATGTTCTTTTTTACTAAAGGGGATATCAAATGAACACTGAACACATGACACCTGCACAGCTTGACGTGCTGTGCGAACTGCAGGAACAGCTATCTGCAGGCAGGATGCTGACCCACCTTGAAAATCTGATGCTGCCTGACATGGCATGCATGATTGACGAAATGCGCACCCTGCAGAAATACATCAATGCCAACGGCACTACATACCAGGTGCGCGGGAAATCTGGTGACACCTACAGCAGGCAGCGACCAGAATACCAGCAGCTGAATGACCTGCGCAAAGAACTGCGACAGATGCGCAAGGCACTGACCCTGGATGCTGTGGAAGTGCCATCAGCAGCAGACGCATTTTTCACTGCGGCATGAAAACAGATCACATCTACAATGAAGACTGTCTGACCACGTTGGCCAGGATTCCAAGCAACAGCATTGATCTGGTGTTGACATCACCACCCTACAACAAGAACCATTGGCTGCGCAACAAAAGTGCAACCAATGGTGGTCGCAGGGTGATTGCATATGATTCCATTTTGGATGACATGCCACAGGATGAATACGTGAAACAGCAGAAGCAGGTGCTGAATGAATGTCTGCGGGTGATCAAACCAGAAGGAAGCATTTTCTACAATCACACCGACATCCTGCACAAACATTCCACCATCCATCCAACGTATGTGCATGATTTTCCTGTGAAGCAAATTCTGATCTGGGACAGGACAAACACACCCAAACTGGATGGCAGCTATTTTTTGCCAGTTTCAGAATGGATCTTCTGGATAAAGAAAACACATGATGCAAAACCAAAGCTGAACAGGGGCAGAATGGCTTTTCAGAAAAACATCATCAAGATTCCACCAGCAGTCAAGAATGATCACCCCGCACCATTTCCATTGTCACTGGCAAACAACTTCATTCTGGGATGCACAGAAATTGGTGATGTGGTTTTGGATCCATACATGGGCAGCGGCACCACAGCCATTGCATGCGTCTTGAATGATCGCAGATACATTGGAAGTGAAATCAGCCATGAATATCACCAGGCAGCTTTGAAAAGGATTGAAGCAAACCAGGCACAGCAGCTGCTGCCTTTTGGGTAAATACACAAACAGATGAAGACAGCTGAAGAAAAATACTATTTTGACCAGGTTGCAGCTGACAGGGTGGTGACCTTCATTGAAACGTACTGCACCCACACAAAAGGTGATTTGGCAGGGCAGCCTTTCCTGCTGGAAGAATGGCAAAAAAAAGACATCCTGCACCCGTTGTTTGGCATCAAAGACAAAGCCACTGGGCTGCGCAGATTTAAAACTTGCTATGTGGAAATTCCCAGGAAGAACGGGAAGTCATCACTGGCAGCTGCAGTGGCATTGTATCTGCTGCTTGCTGATGGTGAAAAAGGTGCTGAAATAGTCAGTGCAGCTGCAGACAGGGGACAGGCCAGGATCATTTATGAAATAGCTGCAGACATGATCAGGAATCACCCTGAACTGGAAAAACGCTGCACCATACTGCAAAGCAGAATCAAATTCGGAACTTCCTTTTATCAATCCATTTCAGCGGAATCAAACACAAAGCATGGATTCAACTGCAGTGCAGTCATCTTTGATGAACTGCATGCACAGAAAAGGGGAAGGGATCTGTGGGATGTACTGGGCACTTCAGTGCTGTCCAGAAGCCAGCCCATCATTCTGGCACTGACCACAGCAGGTGATGACATCAATTCCATTGGCTTTGAAGTGCACGAATATGCCAGGAAGGTCAAAACGGGTGAAATCAAAGATGAAACCTTTTTGCCTGTGCTTTACTGCGCTGACCCAGAAGATGACTGGTCTGATCCTGCTGTGTGGGCAAAGGCAAACCCTGGGCTGGGCACCACATGTTCACAGGCTTACTTTGAAACCTATGTGAACAGGATTGAACAACAGCCATCAGAACTGTACACCTTCCAAAGGTTGCACCTGAACATCTGGACGGATGCACAGGATACTGCCTGGATCCAGGATCATGATTTCATGCAAGGGGCAGACCCACTGCCATCAGATGAACACCTGCAAACTTTGCCCTGCTGGGGTGGTCTGGATTTGGCCAGCACACGTGACCTGACAGCCTTCAGCATCATTTGGCGGGATGGACACAAATACTATCTGAAGGCACACAGCTTTGTGCCAGAAGCCACAGCATCAGAAAGAAAGAAGTACAGGCAATTTGCAGACGCTGGGCACATGACCATCACTGCAGGCAATGTGGTGGACTATGATGTGATTCTGCAGCACATCCTGGAAGCATCTGAAAAGTATGGCATCAGGGCTGTGGCCTACGACAGAAAATTCAGTGCCTACATTGTGCCCAAACTGATGGAAGCAGGTGTGAACCTGGAACCATTTGGGCAGGGCTTCCTGTCTTTGTCCCACCCCACCAAAATGATGGAAAGGCTGCTGGTGGGTGGTGACCTGGTGCATGGTGGCAATGAAGTTCTGCGCTGGCAGTTCAGCTGTGTCCAGATTGCCAGGGATCCAGCAGACAACATCAAACCAACAAAGAACAGAAACAAAGCAGGTGAAATGATTGATGCAGTGGTGTCCAGCATCATGGCTTTGGGGCAGTCAGAACTGGAACAGGACACAGAACCTGAATCATTTGAAATATGGACACTGTGACCTTCACATGTGATCGCGCCACTGCACACAGCTTCATCAGGGTGTTCAACCTGATGCTGAAGCTGCACCAGTACAGGGGTGAAGCATATGAAGCCACAGAACGTCTGCATGTCCAGCAGTATGGCAGACGCAGGTTCAGCGAATACCAGAATTTTCTTGCAGCCAGAAGAAGGATGAAAATGTGAATGCCACACACCCCATCTGCTGGTCATGCGTATGTTTGAACTATGCTGGAAAGATTGCGTGAACTGCTGACCAGATCCAGGGTGGGGTATGCTTACCCAGGCTGGCAGTACAGTGGCTTGACCAAGATGGTGAGTGCTGGACAAAACGTGAACCCTGACAGCGCACTGGGTGTGCCTGCAGTGTACAGCTGTGTCAGTTTGCTGGCCAGAACCATTGCAAACCTGGGATGCGGTATCTACAGGATGGAGAACGGCACCAGGGTGCTGGCAGAAGATCATCCACTGCACTACCTTTTGAATGTCAGCCCAGATGGGCAGATGTCTGCACATGAATGGTGGGAAACCATTGTGGCAGATATGCTGCTTTGGGGCAAAGGATACGCATATATCCAGCGGGATGCAGCTGCACAGCCCATTGGCCTGCGCATCATTCACCCCAGCAAAGTGGATGTGCGACCAGTGGACGGATCGCGCATCTATGTGGTAGAAGGATACACTGACCCCATTTTCAATGAAGACATGCTGTGTCTGCGCTGGCTGTACAACACCAGCCCCATTGAATCACAGAAGACCACCATTGGCCTGGCTTTGGCTGCACAGCAGTTTGCATCAGCTTTCTTTGCTGGCAAAGGCAACATGCTGGGCATCTTGTCTTTTGACCAGCCCTTGAAAAAGGAACAGATGGAACAAATACGGGAAAGCTGGAACAGGGACGGTGGTGAACTGGGCACGAAAATGCTTCCCTTTGGTGGCAAGTACAACAGAATCAGTGTGGATCCACAATCTGCACAAACGCTGGAATCCAGACGGCATGCAGATGAAGCCATTTGCACAGCCTTTGGTGTGCCCCCAGCCCTGGTGCAAATCCAGACCCAGACCACATACAGCAACACTGAACAGCAGAATTTGCACTTTGCGCAGCACACCATTGCACCCCTGGCCAAAAGGATTGAAAGTGAAGTGGCTTTGAAATTGATTTCATCCAGCCAGCGCAAAACCATTGTGCCCAGGGTGAACATGCGTGAACTGTACAGGGGTGACCTGGCAGCACGTGCGGAATACTTCAGGCAGATGCTTGAAAGTGGTGGCATGTCAATCAATGAAGTCAGAAAAAATGAAGACATGCAGCCTGTGCCTGGTGGTGACACCCTGCGCGTCCAGGTAAACACAATCAGTTTGGATCGCTTTGATGAATACAGCGTGAAGCTGTCCACAAGTGAAAACCCACAAACATGAAAGATGAAAATGTGACCAGCACCACAGGTGCTGAAGTTGAATACACTATGCCCCACCCACAGAAGCGGGAAAAGGCAGAAATGGAAGCAGCAGAAAAAGCCTGTGATGGGGTGCATTCCTGCAGCTGTGGTGGCTGGGTGCCAGTGCAGACAGAACGCAGTGCCACCCATGATGACAGCCAGGTGCAGCAGCGCACCCACATGGCAGATTTTGAAGTGCGTGAAGACGGCAATGGTCAGCCAGTGATTCGAGGATACGCAGCTGTCTTTGATGCACCCACACGCATTGGCAGCTTCACTGAAACAATCGCACGGGGTGCCTTTGATGAAGTGATGTCCACTGCTGATGTTCGTGCCCTTTTCAATCATGACCCAAACATGATCCTGGCCAGACGGCATTCAGACGGATCAGGCACACTGAAGCTGTCCACTGATGCACATGGCCTGTCATATGAATTCACCCCAGGGTCACAGACCTATGCACGTGATTTGGTTGAAAGCATGAAACGTGGTGATATCAATGCCAGCAGTTTTGCTTTCACCATCCAGGAACAAACCTGGTCTGAAGACCATTCACAGCGCACGGTGGAAAAGGTGGGAATGCTTCTGGATATAGCACCAGTGACATTCCCAGCCTACAACCAGACAGAAGCCAGCCTGCGACATGAAGAAGTGAAAGCTGAAGTGCGCAGTGCAGAACAAAAAGAAACCCCAGCTGAAGTGCGCAGTGAAGCACCAAAGCAACCCCAATTTGAAACAAACAAACAAACCCCTTTCAACATGAAAAATTCAAATGAATTGAAAGAGTTGCGCGGGAAGCACACTGCAGAATTTGAAGCAATCAATGCTGCAGCTGATGCCGATGGCCGCAACCTGACAGAAGCGGAATCACAGCGATGTGATTTCTTGAATGCAGAGATTTTCCGCATTGATGACAAATTGAAGCGCGCTATCCAGCAGGAAGAAATGACTGCGCGCATGGCACAAATGGGCGGCACTTCAGTGCCTTCAGAAGTGCGTGAAGCACAGCGCACACACAAAGCATTCAGCATTGCACGTGCAGCTGCGCAGATCATCAAAAATGGAAAGCTGGAAGGTGCTGAAGCTGAATGGAAGCAGGAAAGTGACCGTGAAGCACAGCGCACTGGCATTCTTTTGGAAGGAAACGTGGGCATTCCAGAAGTGGCACTGCGCGCATCAGCAGACAACTTCACTGCAGGTTCTGGTGATGGTTCAGGCTTTGTGGGCACAGACGTTGGTTCTGCCATTGCTGCCCTGCGTGAACCTTCATTGATTGAACGTCTGGGTGCCACTGTCATCACAGGTGCCACAGGTAACGTGAAATTTCCTCGCATCAGTGAAGAAGCTGTGGCTGTCTGGGAAACGGAAGTGGCTGCTGGTGACAACAGCACAATGGAAATGGATGACCTGACCTTGACCCCAAAGCGGGTGGGATGCGTCACCAAATATTCACGCCAGTTGCTGCTTCAGGGTGGTGCTTCTGTGGATCAAGTTATTTCACAAGACATTTCATCAGCCATCAATCATGCGATTGATGCAGCTGCCTTTGCAGGTTCAGGTGCTTCAGGACAGCCAACAGGTATCCTGGCCACCACAGGTGTGAATGACAACACCACATCAGGTGCAGGCAACACCACTGACATTCATGCGCTGGTGACCCAGATGGAAGCTGATTTGATTGGCTACGGGGCAGCAAATGGTGCGCAGTACATCTTCAGCCCATTGGCCATGAAGCTGGCCAAAGGTGATGCGTTTGTAGATGCAATCACACCCCTTTGGGATTTGACGAACAACACCGTGAACGGATACGGGGCTGTCCAAACTGGATACCTTGCAAACGTTTCAGCCACTGTGGGTCAGGTAGTGTTTGGCAATTTCCAGCAGTTGCTGCTGGTGTACTTTGGCGCAGGATTGGATTTGATGATTGATCCTTACACTGCGGGTGCCAACATGCAGGTGAAAATCAATGCCAACCGTTTCGTGGATTTGGCTGTGCGTCAACCCAAAGCATTCAGCATCTGCAAAGACGTTGCTGCTTCCTAATTGACAACAACAAACTGAAAGCTGGGGGTGGGTTTCTGCCCACCCCTGTCTTTTCTCAAAACTTCCAACATGTACGGCACACTGGCATTTTCTACAGGTGAAGCATATTCCACCAGCATCACCACTGATGAAGCAAAGGCATGGCTGAAGGTGGATCACACTGATGAAGATTCATTGATTTCTGCCCTGCGGGATGCAGCTGTGCACCATGTGGAAGAATACACTGGGCGCAAGTTCAGAACTGGTCTGTTCAGTATCCTGGCACCCAATTTCCAGGATGTGCGCAGATTGCCCCTGGGCTACATTTCAGGCACTGTCACCATTCAGTACAGATTGGAAAATGATGCTTCAGTGTACACCCTGGCATCCACAGAGTACAGCAGCACAGTCATTGCAGATGTGCTGTACACCAATTTTAGAAACAGCCTGCCCACTGTGGATCCATACAATTCAGGTGCTGTCATTTTCAGCGTCAGTGGTGGGGTGACTGCAGCCAGCATGCCAGAGGACGTGCGCACAGCATGCCTGCTTCTGGTGGGACACTGGTTTGAAAACAGAAGTGCTGTCCACATTGGATCCAGCATTGAAAAAATGCCAATGGCTGTGGATGCACTGCTGGCAAAATACATTCTGCAGTGAAATTCGGGCTGATGAAAAACAGGGTGGAAGTGCAGCAGTACACCACTGTCAAGGATGAATGGAACCATGAAACAAAAACATGGACAGCCAAAGCAACTGTGTGGGCTGAAAAGAAATACAAGAACAGCCAGCTGGTGTCAGAAGTGAAAGGTGTGACCCATGTGATGCAGGTGATTTTTCGCATCAGGTTCATGGATGAAATCACCACAAAAATGCGCATCAAAGAAGGAAACAATTTCTTTGATATTGTGGGCATGAAGGTGATTGGAAATCAGGAAGTGCTGGAATTGATAACCGTTGAAAGAAATGGTGACAGCAGCAGTTGACAAAGAAGGTGTGCGCAAAATTTTCAGCGCACTGGATGACCTTGAACTGAAGCTGGGTGACAGGGCTTTGATCACGGCCATGAAGCGCGCCATGAAGCCCAGTGTGGCAGCAGCCAAAAACAATGCACCCAGAAGGTCAGGCAGCCTGGCCAGGTCACTGCATGTCATCAAAGGCAAGATGTCCAGGCAGGGCAGCCCCTATGTGATCATGCGCGTGAATCCAAAAAGCCAGCTGATTGACAGCAAAGGCAAGAAGGTCACAAAAAAGCGCATCATTGAAAGCAAAGGATATCTGCAGACATCAGTGCGCACCCCAGGCAGATACCTTCACTGGACATTGATTGGCACCAGGTCAGGCACAAGAACCACACAGAAAAAAGGCTTTGTGGTGTACAATGACCAGGGCAGGCCAATGCGCGTGAAGAAGATTCAGCACCCTGGCTTCACTGGTCGTGACTGGATCCAAGACAGCTGGAATCAAACGCGCACCCTGGCATTCAATGGCTTCCTGCCTGAACTGCAGAAGCGCGTGAACGAAGTGAAATATCAATACGGCATCAGATGATTCATTACCTGATTAACCAGCTGGAAGCTACAACAGCAGTGACATCCATTGTGGGTGAAAACATCTTCACCCTGTCACGGATGCAGAACAGACAGCTGCCCTGCCTGGTGCTGCAGATGACAGGCAGCAGTGAAAATGAATCAAAGGGATTCCACCTGAACCTTGTGACCTGCTTTGTGGAAGTGACAGCCATTCATGAAAATCCAGCAGACGCATGGCGGCTGTCATTGGCCACAGTGAAAAGTTTGAATGGCCACAAGGATACCAATGTGCTTTCATCACAATTCAATCAATGGGCTTCAGACATCTTTGAAGCTGACGAACTTTTCACCATTACCATGTCATTTACAGTACAAATTAAAATCTGACGAACATGCTTGAATTTATCACAACAAACTGGGCTGCCCTTTTGCTGGCTGCCCTGGCATTTGGCAAAGCCATTGTGAACCTTTTGCCATCAGAACACCCAGCCATTCCAGTGTTTGGGTACCTTGATATCATTATCACTGCCATCACTGGTGATCGCAGAAAGAAGAAGTGAAAAACAAAACCCCATAAAACCCAAAAAAAATGGCCACCCCAAAAACACAAGGTGCCGTGCACAGCAATGCCATTGGCATTTTTGTCAGCACAGACGCAGGATCGAATTTTGAAATTGTAGCATACAGCACCAGTGGATCACTGGAACTGTCACGTGAAACCATTGATGCCACCACCAAAGACAATGATGGTGCAAAGACCATCATTCTGGGTGGCCAGGGATGGTCAATGTCATGTGATGGTGTGGTTAGCTACATTGCAGAAAACCAGTCAGGAACCGTGGTCGGTGATGTTCAGACCACCATTGACCTGTTTGATCTTTGGTACAATAAAACGGAAGTCACATTGGCTTGGACAACCGCTGTGAAGGATGCAACGGATTCTGACTACATGTACAAAGGCAAGGCATATCTGTCCAGCTACAGTGAATCAGCTGGTGTGAATGATGTTGCCACCTACAGCTGCACCTTTGAATCAAATGGTGACATTGAAAAAGTTGCAGTGTCAGGAACCTTCACGGTGATTGACTAATTTGCGCACATGAACACACTGCGCGGATTTGTTGAACTGAACCTGCCAATGGGCAAGGTGGAATGTTTGTTGAACTTGAATGCGCTGCGCATTGCCAGCCAGGACATGAAGTGCGAACTGCATGAACTGCTGGAGGGGGCAGATAAAAGACCCCTGACCACTTTGCCAGCCATCTATTTTGCAGGGTACAAAAATGCACTGTACCTGAAGAATGAACAGCCACAGCTTCAGTTTGAACATTTTGCTGCGCAGCTGGGCACCCTGGATTTTGAAGAACTGACAAAGGATCTTCTGGATTCAGTGGGTGCCAATGATGACACACTGGGAAACGGGATGGGGGCAGCAGCCCCCACCCCCTGACCTGGGATCATTTGTACACCAGTGCGCTGGAAGCAGGGTACTATCCTGAACAATTCTGGACATTCACCCTGCGTGAGTACCTGCACCACAGCAGGCATTTTGAAAATGAAGACAGGGCTGCATGGCTGCGCACAGCATCCATTCAGGCACTTCTGGCAAACATCAACCGCAGAAAGGGCAGCCAGCCATTCACTGCGCAAGATTTTAACCCATACAGGGAAATTGACCAGAAGAAAGCCAGGCAGAAAAAGGCAGCAATGCAACCCACCAAAAAACCTGAATGGTTTGCTGCAATGGGCAAACATTTGAAAACTTGAAACAATGGGCAAAGCATCTGCAGCATTCAATATCATTTTCGGTGCCAAAACCGACAAACTTTCAAAGGATCTGAAAGGGGTTCAGCGGCAGATGACCATTGTGCAGCGGAACCTGGGGAACATTGGCAAAAAGATGACCATTGGGGTCACAGCACCCCTGGCAGCCATTGGCACCAGCGCATTCAGAACTGCAGCCCAGTTTGAAGAATCAATGGCCAAAGTGCGCGCTGTGTCTGGTGCCACTGGCAAGGATTTCCAGGAACTTGAAAAGCTGGCACTGGATCTGGGAAAAAGCACAGTGTTCACAGCTTCAGATGTGGCTGGGCTGGAAGAATCATTTGCACGTCTGGGCTTCACCACAGATGAAATTCTGAATGCCACTGAAGCCACTTTGAATCTTGCACAGGCTTCAGGCACAGACCTGGCAAATGCAGCTGATGTGGCTGGCAGTACGTTGCGCGCATTTGGGCTGGATGCAGAACAGACAGGAAGCATCACTGATGTGATGGCCAAAAGTTTCAGTGAAACGGCACTGGACATGACCAGCTTCCAAGAAGCCATGAAGATGGTGGGGCCTGTGGCTGCGTCTGCAGGTCTGTCCATTGAAGACACCACTGCCCTGCTGGGCACCCTGGCAAATAGTGGTGTGAGAGGAAGCCAGGCAGGAACTGCTTTGCGCAGGATTATTTCTGAACTGGGCACCACTTCAGGTGATGTGTCTGGTGAAATTAAAAAACTGGCTTCAGAGGGTTTGAATCTGGCTGATGCAAAGGATGAAGTGGGACGGAATGCACAAAGTGCCCTGCTGATTCTGGCCAAAGGAACTGAAACCACTGACAAACTGGGGGTGTCATTCCGAAATGCTGAAGGCAGTGCCAAAGCTATGGCTGATGTCATGAACGACACTGCAGCTGGATCCATGAAGCGGATGCAGTCAGCAGTGGAAGGGGCACAGATTGCCCTGGGCACAGCCCTGGCACCATCAGTGGAAGCAGCTGCTGGGGCTGTGGCAAACCTTGCAGAAAAGTTCAGCAGCCTATCTGCTGGCACACAGAAGGGCATTGCTGGTGTGGGTCTATTTTTGGCAGGCATTGGCCCAGTCAGTTCAGGGCTGTCTGGCATGGTGGGTGGCCTGAAGAATGTGGTGAAAGGAATGAAGGCACTGCGTCTGGCCATCATTGCAAACCCAATCGGTGCCCTGGCCACTGCGCTGCTGGCTGTGGGCAGTGCTGCCATCATTTTTGCCAGCAACACTGATGGCATGACTGAAGCACAGCGTGAACAGCTAAAGGTGACACGTGAGCAGAATTTGGAACTGGCAAAGCAGGCAGGTCTGCTGAAAAGGGCTTTCAATCTGGACGTTGATTTGGCCAGCCTGAAGGAACTGCAGTCATCTTTGGCCACCATCAACAGCGAACTGGAAGCCATCAGTGTCAAAAAATTGGCGCAGGATATCACCGTTGATGTCAATGCAAAGCCATTCCAACAGGTGAAGCTGGGTGCAGCATTTTCAGAAATCAACCCACAAAGCAAAAAGGAAATTCAGGACAGGCTGCAAACACAATATGCGCTGGTGCAGTCACAGGCCATTTCGCAGGGTTTGTTTGGTGAAGATGCAGTGGCCTTCATTCAGGCAGGTCTGGAAGCGCAGCTGACCAAAGTGGTGCAGGGATTCCAGCAGGATCTGAAAAGTAAGCGGGAAGAAATCCAGAAACAGATTGAGGAAATCAATGCCGCTGATGCACCAGAAGTGGTGACACCAACAGAAGACACCACCAGCACCACCACCAAAGAACCACAGGCAGCCACCTTTGACCAGGTTGAAACTGACCTGGAAAATCTGATGGCAAAGCTGTCTGAAGCAGAAAATTCTGCTGCAGCTGTCTTCAGCCTGGAAGGTGACGAACTTGAAAGATTGCAGGCACTGGCACAGGCATACCTGGCAGCTGCTTACAACGCAGCTGAAATTGGGGAAACAGGTTTGGCTGATGAACTGTACACCCAGGCAGAAGCATACCAGGCACAGGCCACTGCTGCTGAAAAGGCAGCAAAGGCCACAGAAGACGCTGCTGATCGTCAAAAGGAAGCCATTGAAAAGATTGCAGGTGATGTGAAGTCACTGATCCAGGGAATAGGCACTGCCTTTGTGGAAGCACAGCGGAACTACAATGAAGGGCTGCAGGAACTGCAGACAGCTTTCAATGAACAGGAATTGACTGCTGAAGAATTTGCAGCCAAACAGCAGCAGCTGGAACAACAGCGAAAGTTTGAAAGACAGCAGGCCACCTTCGACATCATTCAAATGTATGTCGCAGAAGCTGTGGCAGCTATGGTGGCCAGTGCCATCAAACAGGCAGCTGCAGTTCCTGGTGGCTTTGCTTTGGCACCTGTGCTGGCAGCTACAGCCAGCAGTTTGGTCAAAGGCATATTTTCTGGCCAGGTGCCAGCCTTTGCTGAAGGTGGTGCTGTGACATCACCCACCCTGGCACTGCTGGGGGACAACCCATCAGGAAAGGAAATGGTGGTGCCCTTTGAAAAGCTGCCCCAGTTTCTGAACATGTTTCAGACAAAGCAGGCAGTGGATGTGCAGGTGACTGGTGTGCTGCAGGGCAGGGACATCTTCCTATCTGCAGCCAGAAGCCAAAGAAACACACAGCGATCTGTGGCATCACTTGCATTCTGATCATGGCAGTCAATATCAAATACACCCACACCTGGAAGCCAGTGCAGGCAGGTCAGTACACAGTCAACCTTTGTGACACTGATTTTTCTGGTGCAGCCACAGACATTGAAATGACATCACAGCCTTTTGTGCTGTCATGGCAAAATGATGACCCACATGCCAAAGTGATTTCCAGTGAATGCACACTGAACTTCATTGTGGAAACGGATGCACAGCTGCAATGGTTTGAACTGGTTGCACAGGATCAAACAGGCAGATTCACGGTGGAAATACGTGAAGGGGTTTCAGAGGATTTGTACTGGGTGGGTGTGATCCAGGCAGAAGGGGTGTCCATTCCGTACCTGGCACCCCCATTTATTGTGACTGTCCAGGCAAATGATGACCTGGCAAGATTGGCAGACAGCTTTCACAACCAGACAGGTGAAGAAGGTGGTGTGCCCTACAGCGAAACAAATGAACTGACGCATGTTCACCTGCGCAGGTGCCTGCTGCGTCTGCGCACACAGCACCACTGGGAAAATACTGACATCATGGTGCAGCTGATTTCCTACTATGAATCAGTTTCAGGTGATGGCTTGACTGGTCTGAAAATACCTTCATCTGCATGGGACAAAAGCAGCAGCACAGAAAATGCTGCGCTGACAGATCTGGAAGTGCTGGAAGAATTGTGTTTGATATTCAACAGCAGATTCCTGCTGCAGGGTGGTCTTTTCATGTTCCATTCTTTGGCGCACATGGAAAACACCAGTACCTATGAAATGGATGTGGCCAATTACACCAAAGGTGGCACCCTGTATTCACCCATTTCTGTAGATTTTGAACGGCCCTTTTCAGACATCACAAAGGTGGCAGGGTGGTCACACACGTATTTGCCAGCCCTGCACACAGTGAAAATGCAAACCACTGGGGGCTTTTTGTTTCCTGTGGGTGTGGTTGATTTTGTGCCGCCATTGAATCAGATTACCCCAGGCAACAGCTTGGATGGAACTTTTTACAACACCATTGGTGATGCGCTGTATTTTGAAATCAATGGACAGGGTGACTATTTTGCCAGTTACCAGGCAGAACAGACCCTGCTGGATTTCTGGCTGCAGGCCAGCTTCAGTGCCTTCACCCTGACAGCTGGAAGTGATGTGGATGAAGTGGTGCGATTGAAGGTGACCATTCTGCATGTGGCCACCCAGTTTGGCGGCACAAACAATGGCACTTCATTTCTGATGTCAAACACAGCAAGTTTTGACAGCACCAACACACAGCCCATCCTGGGTGAAAATGGCCAAAGCATTGAATGTGCTTCAGTAAGCTACAGCAGCCCCACCTTCAGCACCACCACATCAAACAGGCTTGTGTTTTATTCTGATCCTGTGCACTGTGGTGGCAATAACGCAAGGGCATTCAGCCAAAGGTTCACCATTGGGCTGCCTGCCTATGACACATCAGCTGGCCTGGCAAATGCTTCTGTGCCAAAGATTGGCGGCATGATTGAAGTGGTGAAGCATGATGGATCCAGCTTCAGCGCAGGCAACCTGGCCACCATTGAAGCGGCATGGGATCAGGGCTACATTCTGGGTGCGAAGATGACCAGCACCCTGGCACAAAATGAAGGCACCAATTCACAATGGACAGCCAGCCAAACCACACAGCTTTTCAGGGAAAGGCTTGACCTGGGCACTTCATCATTTGGGCTGGGCTTCACAAATAGTGCTGTGTTCATTGACAGCACGGGTGCAGCAGTGACTGATTTCACGAATGCAGGCAATGTGGATGGCACTGATTACATTTCACAAATTGTGGTGCAAGACGTGCTGCGCATGCGATCACTGCCCAGAAAGCTGCTGACAGGTGCTGGGTTGATAAACACCACCCAGTTCCTTTTCAATAACATTTACCATGACAATGGCACCAGGTATGCACTGATTTCCTTGAGCATTGACGGTGGCACCAATCTGCAGCAGGTCACATTCTTTGAATTGAACCATGACACAGCTGTGGTCATTGATGATGATGGTGGTGATGCCTATGATTTCAGAACCAGCGCACGAACAAAGACAGGGCAGGGGCAGGTGTCTGAATATCCACTGGCACAGGCCACTGATGAAACGGTGAATGCCCTGTCATTTGAATACCTGAACGAGAAGCTGCAGCTGGCCATGTCACGTCTGATGACAGCAGAAGAAAGGAAGCTGCTGCGATCCAGAATCCTTGCAAATGGTGCGACCATTGCCCAGGCTTTGGATCCAACAGATACCACCACACCTGTGCTGCAGGTGTACACATCAAACACAGGCAGTGCCCAAAGCACAGACAGTGTGAGCATCAAAGCTGACACCCCCAGTGGTGCAGAAAACATCCTGCTGCCCACCCTGCCCAGCAGCAATGGCAGCCACATCCTGACCATGCGCACCACAGCTGGAAGCAAAGTGGGCAGAATGCAGGCAGCTGTGGCCTATGGCACCACAGCAGGTGATGTGCTTACAATGGTTTCCAGTGGTGGCACGTTGGTGCCACAATTTGCCACACCTTCAGCTGGTGGTGCTGGTGGACATTACACCTTGACTGGATACGCTGGATGGAAAAGCAGTGCAGCAGAATGGGTCACCATCAATGGTGACACACGTGCCACTTCAGGCACTTCAGCTTTTGCTGTGTGGCCAGTTCCTGAAGCATGCACGGTGGCAGAATTTAGCCTGTACAGCCAGGGTGCTGCAGGCAGCACATCCATTTCATTGTATGTGAATGGCAGCAGCACTGAAACTGAAACAGGCACCCTGAATGCAGGAACCACCATCACAGGCACCTTCAGCACAGCAGTCAGCGCAGGTGATCAAATAGCCTTCAGAATAGCACCCACCACAAACCCCAGTGCCATGTCACTGGTGGTCAAATTTGAACTGTGATGCCAGCCCTTGAAATTCCAGGCATTGTGATCCACTGCAGCGGCACACATGAAGGCATCTGGTTTGATATCGAAGATGTGGACAGGTGGCACAAAGAACGGGGGTGGAAGGGCTGTGGATATCACTATGTCATCGGGCTAAATGGCGACATCTGGCAAGGCAGGGCAGTGGGTGAAACTGGTGCACATGCAAAAGGATTCAATGACTGGGTAGGGGTTTGCTACATTGGGGGTCTGGATAGCGCAGGCAAAGCAGCTGACACCAGGACACCCAGCCAGCGCAGGGCAATGGCTGAACTGGTGCATGCCTTTCACATGGTCTTTGGACAGATTGCAGTGGTGGGGCACAGGGATTTGCCAGGTGTCAAAAAAGCCTGCCCCTGCTTTGATGTGCAGTCAGAATTTGAAGAATATTGGACAGAGTAAAGAACACACCCCTGGGGGCATGGATGGCCACAGCTGCACCTGATGTGCTGAAAGCTGTGGGTGGATTGATTGCAGAAAAGGCTGTGTGGCCATTGATCCAGCGCATGCTGAATAGGCGCAGGATGTCAAAGGATGACATGCAGCATGCTGTGAAGCTGGCTGAAGTCAGTTTCAAGGATGTCAGATCAGACCTGTGGAAGCATGACACTGTGCATGGATCCTGGCTGCAGAGGAATGCCAGGCCACTGATGACCTTTGGCAGCATGCTGGGTGCAGCTGCAGTGACCGTGCTGGAATCCACAGGGCATGATGTTTCTGATCTTTGGGAAGGTGTGTGGGCAACACTGGCCATCAGTACAGTGGGCACCTATTTTGTGGTTCAGACATTGAATGATGGAAGACCTAAAAACACACATCGGAAACGTATTTGGCGCAGGCTGGACAGCAGGAATGCTGATGGAATATCTTGAAGGCACAGTGGCTGTCTGTGGTGGCCTGGCCATCATTTGGATGAATGTGCAAAAAGGTCTGCACCACAAACAGCGCAGAAAGCAGGAAAAGGACGTACCTTCAGGCAGCTGATCTTCTGACATCTTCAGCTTTGTTCCTTTCATCTGAAGGGGTGCCCACACCAGGGTGCCCCTTTTGTTTGCCCTTCATCAGAAAAAAATGCAGAAAAAATTTGGTGGTGAAATATTCCTGTGCTTAATTAGCACCATGAAAGAACAAAACAACACCCCCACCATGTACAACCTGAACACCAACGAAGCTGCCGTGCTGGAATGTATCCAGACAGAAGCAAAAAAGTCAACAGGTGGTGAATTCACCTACTTTGATGATGTCTTGAAAAGCACCTGGATTGGATCAATCATGACACCAGCCCAGTTCAAAGGCTATCTGTCACAGCTGCAGAAGAAAGGTCTGCTGATGGTCGAAGACGCAGACAGCAACCGACCAAAGCAGATCTTCAACATTGTTTACTGATCACTTCCCACTGAATGAACAGCAACGTGAACGAAATGACAAAGAACCTGGATCAGATGTCACAGCATCTGCTTCAGGTCTTTGTTTGTGACAGCATGAAAGGCATGGATGCTGGTGATCTGGAACAGGCAAACAGGCACCTGCGCAAAGCACATGCAATCCTGACCAAATACAGCAACACATGAAACTGAAGCAAATAAAAAAAGACAAACTTACCAGGGCACAGCTGCAGAAGTTGATGCCTGGTGACCTGCAGACCTACCTGCAGCGTATGTGGTATGCCAGTGATGGCATTGAACCCATTGTGACCATGCAGCGCAGATCAGGCATCATGATGGAACTGCACACAATGGCTGAAAAAGAACCCACATACATGATGACCACCAGCGGCAAACGCAGCAGGGTCAGTGTCCATGACCTGCCTGATGTGTGCCAGGCACTGAAGAACTGGGTGAGCAACACAGCACTGCATGGATCCATTCAGGTCACATGGCAGGATCTGCAGGAAGATTGGGAACCCACTGCTGAAGACAGGGGTGAAATCATTTCTGAAATGGCTTTCAATATGCCGCTGGATGAATGGCAGGAAGCCTGGGTGCAAAGACATCCTGAAGTGCTGGGTGATGACATTGCAGGCATGGTCATGACATCAGCAATGATTGAAATGCTGCAGAAGCTGCAGCTGGCAGAACGTGAATACTTGAAGACAGTGCAGAAGCCTGAAAGCTATGGCATCAGCATGCGACATGGCCAGCATGGTCTTCTGAACAACACCCTGCAGAAAATGCTGCAGGAATTGAAGCAGTACATTCAAAATGGAATCAACAGCCAGACGGCATAAAAAACAACACATGTCATTTTTCAAAAACAACTACGAACAGGCAGAAAGTGGTGCAGGCAATTACCTGCGCATCCAGGCAAATGAAACAGCCACATTCCGCATCATTTCAGCACCAGTGGAAGGGCTGCAGGTCTTTGACAACAAAACACCTGTGCGCTGGGCACATGGCCAGCAGACACCTGAAGTGGTGGCCACACTGGATGAAAAACCCAGACAATTTGCAGCCTTTGGGGTGTACCACTATGAAGCAGGTGCACCAAAGATCTGGGTGTGCACCACCAAATCCATTCTGCTGGATCTGCAGAACATCATTGAAATGGAAGGCCACCCCTTTGAATTTGATGTGCAGGTGATCAGGAAAGGTGCAGGATTGAACACCAGGTATTTCACCAAAATGCTGCGCAAATCACCACCAGAAGAAGAAGTGAAGGCAGCTGCCCACTACTATGCCAATGAAGTGGATTTGAATAAGCTGTACACCAATGGCAACCCATTTGAAAAGTCACCAACAAACACCCAGCAAGATGGCACGACCAAAGAAGAACCAGCAGCCACAACCCCTTTCTGAAGTGATGCAACAGCTTCAGTCAGGCATTTTGGTGCCCCTTCCTGACATCTTCACCTGCACACTGGATGCCACCCCTGCTGATGTGCTTTCATTGGAACTGATGCTGAAGCAAATGCGCAGACGGCACCTGTGGGATTTTGTGCAGTTCAAAAAGCCCAAACAAAGGGAAGAAGCCTGGAAGAAAGCTGAAAGGTGCCAGGCAGGGCTGTACATGATCACCAGTGAAGAGAAATACAACACCCTGGAACAATATGCAGAACAAGTTTGACCCCCAGCAGGCACTGCCCATTTCATTCAGTGGCCTGAAGCAGTTTGCCAAATCACCTGCCCACTTTGTGCACTACAAAACAAAGGAATGGACAACCACACCTGCAATGCGCAGGGGCACCCTGGTGCACAGAATGCTGCTGCAACCAGAAGACATGCAGCGCATGGTGGTCATTGATTCAAGCACCAGAAGCACCAAAGCATTCAAGGAAGCAGAACAGGCACATGGTGAATGGGCATGCCTGCAGAAAGAACTGGATGAAGCTGCAGCCATTGCAGAAGCAGTGAAGCAGCATGAAACCGCATCCAATCTGCTGGAACGTGCACAGCACAAAGAACAGCACCTGCACTGGCAGTGTGATGGTCTGCACATGCACGGATTTCCTGATGCCTATGGCAATGGCATTCTGCTGGATCTGAAGGTGTCAAACCCTGAACCTGTGAAGTTTCAGCGCATGGTGCTGGATCAGGCATATCACATGCAGCTGGCATTGTACAGCATGGCCATTGAAGAACCTGTGCAACAGTTCTGGGTGGTGGTGGATCCAAACCCACCCCACACTGTGTGTGTCTTTGAACCATCAAAGCAGATGCAGGAAGATGGTGTGAACATGGCACGTCTTGAATCGCGTATGTTCCTAAATTGGATGCAAACCCACAAACCAGGGGCACCCCTTCTGGGTTTTGATCACTATGATCAGGGTGCACCAATGACATTGGAACTACCATCATGGCACAGATAAATGCGAGGAACAAAGGACATCAGTTTGAAATCTATGTGCGCAACATCTTCAGGATACTGGGGTATCCAGACGCAAAGACCAGCAGAAGCTGCAACAGGGAACTGGATGCAGCAGGTGTGGATCTGGTGGAAACAGGAAGATACCTGGTGCAATGCAAAGCAGTGGAACGGTCACAGGACATGCACAAACTGCTGGACAAAATGCCAAAGCCACCAGGCACCATGCCACTGGTCATGCACAAAAGAAACAGACAGGGCATCACAGTCAGCATGCCATTGGAAGCCTTCCTGCGTCTGGCCACAGCTTTTGAACGTCAACACGCATGCCCATTGTGCGCATCAGAACTTGAATGAAAACACAGCTGCACAAATACAGGCAGAAGCTGGTGCAGCTGCTGGCAGAAAGGGACATGCTGCGCAGGCAGTATGGCAGGCACAGCCCCAGGTCAAAGATTCTGGATCAGGAAATAAATGCCACAGCCAAAGAATATGCTGCAGCCAGGAAAGCCATGCTGCACATCACACTGGCAGAATTGAAGCAGCAGTGGGGCAAAAGATTGGGCTGGGATGAAACAGATTGGAACTGACAGCACCAGGGATTTTCAGGGCATCTGGATACCTGCAGCCCTGTGGAAGGATAGAACACTATCCATGACACAGAAGGTCATTTTGCTGGAAGTGCGATCATTCCAGAAGCATGGCATGGCCTGCTTTGTTTCAAATGAACACCTGGCTGATCTGTGTGGTGTCAGCAGCAGCGCCATTGAAAAAGCACTGCAGAAGCTGGTGCAGGATGGACACCTGAAAAGGTGGACGGAATACACAGGGAAGAAACGCAGCAGGAAGATGGCTGTGCTGCATCACCAGATGTGGGAACACCCACAGCCAGCTGTGGCACCTGACCAGAACCAGCTGAGGGTACCACCCACAGCCAGCTGTGGCACCCACCCACAACCAGCTGAGGGTACCACCCACAGCCAGCTGCGGAATAATAATACAAGAGAACAGTACAAAGAACAATCCAAAGGAAGAAAGGAAAGCACACCCCAATCCATTCAGGATGTGGTGACATACTTCAGCCAGCTGCAGGTACTTGATCCTGAAAGCATGGCAGAAGATTTCTGGAACTACTATGAAAGCAATGGATGGCAAGTGGGCAAAAACAAAATGAAGAACTGGCATGCAGCAGCCAGCCAGTGGAACAAAAGACAAAAGCAATACCATGAAGAACGAACTGCAAAAGGCAAGGGATACACAGGTGTCAATTCAGCAGACCTTGCAACAGCTATCCAAAATCAAACCAGCTGACCTGACACCATCAGCTGCATTCACAGCAGGAACCAATGTGCGCACAGCTTACAGGCTGGCACCACATGAAACCACAATGGCACTGGCTGCCATGATTGACAGCACCTGCAAATACATTGATGCAAACAAAAGCATCCAGGGTGCAGAAGCACTGGCTGAATGTGCCAGGTATCTGCTGGATCAGTTTCCTGTCTTCACACTGCAGGAATGGATGCTGGTGCTGTACAGGATCAGGCATGGCTACTATGTCAAACAATATGGGGACAGGTTCAAAATCTATGAACGTCTAAAGACAGAAGAACTGGCCAGGTTTGCATGCAAGCATGAAGAAGAAAGATCCTACCTGCTGGAAGAAATACACAAACCACAGCCAGCACGTGGATTGCCTATGGGTGTGGAAACCACCAGCATCAGATACCAGCCATCAGGCAGGAAAGGAAGTGGAACCAGAATCAGGGAATACTTTGATAAGGTGATGCCTGAAGACAAAGCCAATGAATGACATGCAAACAGTTTGGGTGCTGTGGTCGCACACTGATGGGGAACTGCCCAGGATTGAAGCTGTCTTCAGATACAGACATGAAGCAGAACTGACCCTGAACTGCATGCGCGCCATCTGGACAGACATGAAGCAGTTTGAAATTGAAGCAAAACCATTGATGTGATGCCATACCTGCCCAGACGCAAACCCAGACCTGCACACCAGGGAAGGAAGTACAAAGATGACAGGTACAATGGCAGGCAGTGGAGGAATGCACGGATGACCTACCTGAAGCAGAACCCACTGTGCTGCATCTGCAACAGGGCTGCTGATGTGGTGGATCACGTCTGCCCAGTACGCATGGATCCATCTTTGTTCTTTGAACCACAGAACTGGCAGC